TTAAAAATATTAATATTATCTTTTGAATAAGAACCATCTATTTCAAACCCTGTATCTTTTGTAGGAAACCATACCCATTGATAATAGGCTTCATCGTAGTTATCATACATTACAATAGTAGTAATACAACCATCGTGTTCTCCACCTTGTTGCCATTCCATATCCCAATACCATTTACGCATTTCATAAACAGGCATTTCATCTATACAATCTACTGCATATCTAAAATGATAAGGAACATCTGCTTCAAAGGTTTCTCTAAAACAATTTTTAGCCTTGCTATCTGCACCACTTTCATAATATACTTTTACTAATTTTTCTTTTTGTAAGTTGTAAAACTCTCCCTCTTCATATTCAAATTCACCTTGAACATATTTAGAAACTTGATAGTGCGGGGGTCTGCTTTCACTTTCTTTGATAAAGAAGTAAGGTCTAAACTTTACTCTTTCGAATTTCTTTTCGCCATTTTCTCTCCATGATTTGTATATTTGTTTCTTATTTCTACTGGCGTTAATTATCATTCTAATCTCCTCTTACTCTAGGCGCACGAAGCAAAACTCTATCTTCTGCAATTAATATTATTGGCGAATCATCCTTTGTCAAAAGAATCAAATCGGAGTTTTTCTCAAAGAAAGAATATACAGGAGAAGTAAAACTAACTGATGCTTCTCCTACTATTACTTCCTCATCTTGTATAGTGTGTATGTATTCTTTATTTGGCAGGGTAGAACGAATATCAAACATTCCACCATTACTATTTATAGTCATTTCAAAAATACCTGTGCCGATTAACTCACAGGTTTTTAGAGCCTTTGTTAATTCTTCATTGTTGAATATAGAAGCACACTCCAACTTAGTCTTGTTAAACATTGGTAGTTCTTCTGCATCAATAAATTCTACTATTCTATCGTAGTTAGTAAATTGGGCTAGCATGGCTCTCATAGTATATACTGTTTGTAGATTGTCCGGTGTTTGTATTAGAGGTATTTTTACTATGTTAGTATCATCTTCGGTTGCTATTTCCATTTGAGCCTCACTTATATCTAAAAACAAGTTACCGCTAAATGCCTTAAGAAATGGCATTAGTTCCTTAAACTGGAAACAAAATGGCGTATCTCTTCCATCTTCTAGATTATTTATTTCTACTGATAGAAGTGCCATAGTGGTTGCATCACCATTCATGAAATGAAGTTCGTTATCACTTATGAAAGCCAAAACACTTTCACCTAAAGTAGAAGATGAGAAACCGCCAACTGTAACATACTTGCCTTTCATTTCCATTCTTTCTAAAGAATTTTTAAGTTCTTGTGCTTGTATTTCAAATTTCATATATTTCCCTCTTTTAGTTCTTTAAGACCGTTCCACTTTACTTCACCATTAGCAATCTCTAAAGATTCCCAAACCTTTCCAACTAGTTTAGTATTAGACTTACTGCTCTGTAGTTCTGCTTTGTAGACTACATCGTTCTTTCTTTTGGTTCTTCTAGTGTAGATAATTTGGTGTAGCATATCTCCTAGATTATGCCAATTAGGTTTAGAACCAATAACTTCACCTGTTGCCCCATAGTCTGCTTTGGCATGAGTAATGTAGATTTGGTCGCAGTTTAGATTTAGACACATTTTCAATAAAGAATAAAATGGTGCATTTCTTTTACCCCATTCAAATTTCATCTTTTGTGGTTTGCCAATTTTAGAAGAACCTGTTACATGAAGTGTGCAACAGTCTAACCATTTATCTACTCCATCAAAAACAAACAAGACATCTTCTCCTGCTTCTATCTTTGACTTAACGAACAATACAAAGTCCTCTGAATTTGCTTCCGACTTTTGTATATCTAGTTCTCCATTTTGATTTCTTACTTCGGGATTCCACAAAGTAATTCTTTCAGTCATTTGATGGTTTTGTCTCCATGTTGGTTCGCAACCATTATCCCAATCTAAAACATAAACTTGCTTGTTAGGAAAATCTAATGCTAGACCACTCTTAACGGTTTTAGGTTCTCCCCAAATACCGCAAAGTAGTCTATTATTTCTAGACAACCTCTTGCTTGTTTGTTTCTTTAGTTTATCCGCAAATGCAATAACTCTAGCGTTATTTGTCATTTGCTTCGCTTGTTCTGTATTTGTTTTTATATTCATCATTTTTATCACCTCTGTAATTTATTTAGTTCACTTTCTGTCATATTAATATCTCTTAATTTAGCCCAAGTAAATATTATGTTTTTTAGTATCTCATTGCTTCTAGCAACATACCTAACGAATCTACTAGATTCCATATCTCCAAAATATAACTTTAACCAATATTCATTTTCTTTAGATTCATTTTCTTTATATGAAATAAAAGAAACATCCTCTAATGAAATAATATAACTGTTTGGTTTTATTAGTAATTTGTTTTGTATTAAACTCATTTTTATCTCTCCTTTAAAATAGGCTTCGCACCTAGTTGAGCATCAATTACTTCCACAGGTTCACACTTACACCTGCAACACACGGAGGAAAACCGTTGGAATTTAAATCAGAGCCATTCGTCGTAATTCTCCTCAGTTAGTCTTTCGCTAATTTCCGGTGCTAGTCCAACCTTAGACAAACAATGTAGTCCCGATACATTAATTGTTACAGGGTCTGCTTCACCATCAATAACTCTTTGACTTGTTCTTCCTGCAACAAGAATCTCTGAACCTATACCAAAGTCAATATCAATTCCTTCGGGAATCCAACAAGTAGTAGATAGGCTACCATCTTCAAAGGAAGAGGAATCCATTTCTACTGTCAAGTCAGTAATGTTCAATATTCTGTTACCATTAGAAGTTGGAGTCATGTTAAGACTTACTACCGAACCTTGAGTAATAACATATCTTTCTCTAGTTGGTAGGTTTTGGTTTAGAATATGAACTCTATCCAAGTCTATTAAGTCACATTTGTTATCATCAAAGTTGTTTTGAACTAAGGCTTGCATATCTAACATACTGACATTAACATATTTGTCATCATCGGGATTGACATCTTCACATCTTCTTAGACTCTTTAGAGTTGTTTCTGTTGCTCCGTAAATATCAGTTCCATTAGAACCTGCTACGCAAACAAACTGAACCCAATCAAAGGTCTTTGGTTTGAAGTCTACTCCCTTATTCTTATAGGAAAAGAAGTAGGGTTTCATATCTTCAAATTGACCTGTAACAGTTCCGTAGAAGATACCTATTCTTCTCATAAGTTCTTTAGGTAGTGGCTTTCCGTAGTTAGCATTTTTACCGCCATTCATATAGACAGCAGTATTATCAAGTGGAATAAAGATTTGACCATCATCGCTTTCTTCCGCACCTTCGGGAAGTTTAGACAAAGTTGCCTCTCTGTATTCACCATCATGATATCTAGAAACTAGATAACCATTTTCTTTTTCTTCTGCTACGGCAACAAAGCCCTTTTCTAGAGCATTGTCGGAATCTCTCATAAATTCCTCTTTAGCCTTCATTCTGTTCCATGCCATCATATCTCTAGGTTCTTCTAGAGTAACAAAGAAGCCAGTAGCAGTTTTAAACAAATCGTTGTTTCCACTATTAGAAGTATTGGAGTTATCCATTCTTCTCTTATTGGCAACATAGTTTCGCCAAAGACCCTTAGCAATAGGGTTGGTTGGCTCAATACCATTTTCAGCGCAAATCTCTACCAATTTGGCTGTTGCCTCTTCCTCGTTCATGCCTATGTATGGCAAACTTTTCACTATTTCATTTTTCATTTCTTCACTTATTTCAGTATTCATTTTTTTACCTCCTGTTTCTTTTCTCTAAAGTAATTGCCCCACCATCCATGACGCTAATATCTTTGGAGTCATTGTTGAAGAACGCCACTCGGCTTCTCCTATAACACGCAGTAGTTTGAACTTCTGCGCTGTATCTAGTCCGGTAGAACCTATTACAACATCGTGTAATCCGTTACAAATTTCTTTCATAGACCTACCCTCGTAAATTAAATTGTGCATATCAATAATTGTGTTGGAATTTTTATCTGTTATTTTTATTAGTATTTTTTGATATTCTTCTAGACCCGATTCTACCTGTTTCTTAAGTGTGGTCTTGCTTGATTTGGCCGCCTGTAATTCAGTAATTGCCCTGCGTAAATCACCATTCATGGAATATATAAACTCCTTCAAGTCCTCTTCTTGAAAGGTTGTGACTCTCTCTTTTGACAGAATATCTTTGACTACTTCGAGCATGGATTCATTAGACACAGGCTTGAAGTTGTAGTTCGCACATCTGCTTTGTAATGCAAATATGATTTTGTTCCTATCATTACAGGTTATAATAAATCTAACATTGTCAGCATACCTCTCCATGATTCTCTTCAAGGCATTTTGAGCATCACTTGTCATACCATCCATTTCATCTAAGTGAATTATTCTAAATGGTGCATCACCCAAAGTCATGCTTTGTGCTACATTCTTAATTGTCGTTCTAACGGTTTCTAGTTTCCTATCATCCGAAGCATTGATTTCAATGTAGTTGTTTTTGAAATCGTCTTTTAGAATAGACTTTGCTAGAACAATACTTGCCGCAGTTTTACCCGTTCCGTATTGACCATAGATTAACAAGTTAGGCATATTATTTTCTTCAATCCAATTATACGCATCTGTCGTAAAATTAGTTTGTCCTCTTATTTCAGTTAATTTACTTGGTCTATATTTTTCAGTCCATAACATTACAAAGCCTCCAACTTAGATTGTATTTCTTGAACTAAATTAGACACAATTTCACTTAGCCAACCATGAGGTTCTTGAATATTAACATCTCCTATCATGCCTAAAACATCAGTAATGTAGCCTTCTGCTCTATTAGCCAATTCAAGCAGTTGTTCAAGTTGCTCGGCTTCGTATGCTTTCGATTTTAGTTCTTCACTTTTTCTTTCTAATTCTTCACTTTTCATATTTATTCCTCCTCAAATCTAATCAATTCTTGTTGTATTGGTTTAAACTCCGGCATCAATAGTCCTCCTAACCAATAAAGAAAACCTGCAAAAAATAATAATACTACTATTTCAAATCCCATTATTTATTCCCCCATACTACTTGCTTTGCCTTAGAACAAAAACTAACTTTACGATAGTTTTGTCTTAAAATCATCTGTAGTTGATTACTAGTGGGTAACCCTTTCTTAGCCCTAGTTCCCTTAGAGGTAGTTGCGTTGTTTAATCTGTCTTTTATTTGCCCTGTAGTTAGATTTTCTTTATCTAACATTTCCGTTATTCTCTTTTTCATTAATTTGTTTTTCATTATTTTCATCTCCATTTTTATGTTGAGCGCAATATTGCTCCATTGTTATTTTTTTACATCTCTTTCCAGTAGATTTAGAAATACCTTCGCAAAAGTATTCTTCCGGTAACTCATCTCTATTGTTAATGCAAGAGAAACAAAGCCTAGTTGTTGAGGATAGTCTACTCCTTTTAGTTAATCTCATTCCTCTACCGCAATTAACACATTGATGTCCGTGTATAGTATGTTTCATAGATAGTCACCTAATGTCTTTTGATATTGTTCCGGTTTCTTTTGCTTTTTTATCTTTATCTTTTCACCTAAGCCTAGACTACGATAATCTGAATTGCTCATTTTAGTTCCGACATACGCCTTAAATTCATCATCTGTTAGCAACTGTTTGAAAACCCTAAAGTCTTTTATTTTCATCTTCTTTGCTAGGTAGGGCATTTTAGAATAAGACCCCCTTTTTGGCATTTCAGTTCTGCCAAAATGATTACCGTCATGGCTATAACTAAGCAGTTCATAAAAGTAGTCTAACTTCCATCTTCTCTTTACTACTCTATCAACAAACATTATTTTGTTTGGATGGATATTATTATCCAACCATGATAGTAATTGTATATCACTAGGTTTGTTGAACTTTAATAACTCACAGACAAGTTCTCTGTCCTTCGTTCTAAGATAGTCTTGAACCAAAGAGAAAGTGTCTCTTTCATACGAGTTAGGTTCTACACTTCTTGGTGCTAGAGTATTTATACTCTCTCTTAGGAAGTTTTCTTTACCTGCTCTTTTTATTTTACACATAGCCTTTATTTGTTTAGGAATAGACTTTTGATTAATTGAAGTTAGAATTAACTTTCCTCTAAAGTTTCTAATTATAGTTAGAATATTTTTACTATCCGGTTTGTAATGCACATCTTCTATTATTAGTCCATTATCTCTTGATAGAGAAAATATATCTATATCACAATCATTTGCGTAAACTACTTTGGCATTAGGTAATTGCTTCTTTGCTTGAGTTGTTTTACCTGTTCCAACTTTTCCTACTATGATTATTGGTTTTTCTTTATTTATATTTATTAGTCCCATTATAAGGCCTCTTTTATTTTTAATATTTCATCTAATCCTTTTAGTGTTAGGTGTTCTTTGTTATATAGCATTTCTATTAATCTTTCAAACACACTTCTATCAAATTTATTACAAGGTATGTTTCTAGGAATGAGCAACTGAAGTCTAATTAAATCACTTATTCTACTAATAAATAGTATTGGCTTTGGTCTGCTTTTACTTTCAACCACTCTGATAGTGGAATCAATTTGTTGTTGTAATAGGCTTCTATGTATTGCTTCTAAATACTCCGGTCTGCCTCGCAACACCACTTTGATTTTTAGAGAATATCCTAACTTATAGGACAAGTCTTTGTTTGCCTGTATTTGTAAAGTAGCATTGGATAGTATTATTCCTGCTAGAGTTTCTTTACTATACATTAGACTCCCCTCTAGTGTGACCATTATATTCTCCTTTGTATCTCAAGTAGTCTATACCGTCTAAAATTATAGCCTTGAGTATATCTTCTACTACAGCATAGCCTCCGGCAAAGATAAATTTGATACTTGTTCCTCTATATTTTATCAAGGCTCTTGCTTCTTTTTCGGTAATATAATCAAAAACAATTGCTACTTTATCAAATGTGTTGTAGTCGGCAGTTATCATCAACCCCTTAATCAGCAAATCAACATCTTCTTGTGTCAATTCACCGTGAGCAAAGAAAGAAAAAATATCAACATATCCATATTTTTCAATCCATTCAGGAATTTCAGGGGCTTGTGGTATGTTTATTGTTGTCATTAAATATTCACCTTTACCGTCATTCGGAATATAATTTAATCAAGTCATCTAGAGTATTTGTGTCTGCTACAAATTTATCTTCCCTAATTCTTTTACATCTAGGGAATCTAAGGCCATAGTTTCCTTTTTCATCCATTGACACTAAATCTGCTGAAACTTCTAAAACTGTTCTTGGAAGCAATTTGTAAATTCCACCAGAAAAATCCTCAACATTTCTTCGTAAAGAATTGGTTAATTCGTATAGTTCATCATCCGAAAATCCTGTTCCGACCCACCCAACAGGGTGAAAGCCAGTTTCAGTTTTAACACCTATATTGAACGAAGCAAATACATTAGATTTGTTACCTTGACCATATTTAGCCGCTATGACAGCCACATCTAATTCAATGCGAGGAGGTTTGTATTTAGCCCATCCTATGCTTCTTTTACCTGCTTCATATGGTAAAGAGGCATCCTTAACAATAATCCCCTCAAAACCGTCGTTAATGGCTCTATTATAGAAGGCTAGAACATCACCGCCTTCTCCCATTCTAATTGCTTGGTCGGGCAATTGTTTGATGAATTGTAATCTACGCTGATAAGAAAAATCCATAACAGTAACATCATCATACTTCAAACAATCAAACATGACCCACTTGACTTTAACCTTCTCTCTTGCTTCTGCATGGTCTTTAGAATGAACTCTTGTTCCCATTAGTTTATGTTCAGCAGGTGAACCATCATCATTGATTGGATATATCTCACCATCAAGAATACAATCTACATCATACTTTCTAACTCGCTCTACAACATCTTGAAACTGTGGTGTAACAATAGAACCTTTACGATTAAAGATAATTACATTATCTCCTTCTTTGTGTATTTGGTATCTGTTACCATCATACTTGTAATCTACAATCTTATTCTCCGGCCACTTATTCATGGGGACATCTTTTGCTAACATTGGTTTTACAAAAGAACCATGTGATAAGTTCATTGGGGGTTTTTCCTTCATTTCATAATACTTTACAACATCAGAGAACGAGTTGAAGTTTAGATGAGATTTTACATCCTTTGCCTTTAGTTTGTAATGTCTTGCCAATATCTTTTTCAATTGTCCTTCTCCCATATTATTTCTAGTCTTTCTAACTAGGAATCTAAAGAACCATTTTCTCTCAATGTCAGACATTCTAAGAACCAATTGTTGAATAGTATCAAAAGAAGAACCGGAAGATTTAGCACAATCCAATTGAAGCGCATCTAAAATTTGCTTTACAGTAAAATCGGATGCTTTCTTAGAAATTTCTAAGAAATAAACAGCACTACCTATATCACCATAGTTAGATACTGCTCTTGTTACTTCTTCATCAAAGAGTTTGAAGATTTTAGCCACCCACTTTTCTACCTTAGCCTTGCCTATGTTATTCTCTTCTAGGTCTAGTGAAAATAACTTGAATAGGTTTGATTTATTTTCAAAGTGAGACAATTGATTTGACACTAATACTACTTGAGTAGAAGGAATTATTTTTTCCGTTTGCTCTAGTAGTCTGCAAACTGATATCCATTTGTCAGTCACTCTTCTTCCCCCACTGTATCTACTACCGAAAGTAGTCTAAGGAAATTAGACATCATGTTTTGAATTAACATGACCTCTTGGTGTCTTTCTTTTTCTAAGAAACGGTGCATCAAATGTATTAGAGTTGCTTGTGTAACCGGAGGACTTACTTGTGCTAAATTGTTATTAGCATAAATTTCCCAATAGCAAACGAATGTTGCTCTTGCCAAGTAGTTTCCTTTTCTTACATCAAACCACCCTTGATTGAAATGGTCTAGTGCTAGACCAGTTAGTTGCTTTTTGAACTTTAAAGTCCAGTTATCAAATTTCTTATTGTTATTGCATATTAAATATAATTTATTAAAATCCATTGTTCTCACTATCCATTGCTTTTCTCATTGTTAAATAGAACTTACCAAAATGTAATTCGATATGTTCTTCTGTCATTCGACAACCCCTGCCGGAGTTTGGTGGCACTTTCATGTTACTTTCTAAATAACAAGAAAACAAATCTAATATTTCATGTGCCTTCTTAGAGTATTCCTCTAATGCTTTAGGCGTGTGTTGCCTAAGTTGATTTGCTTTCTCTAAACTTCTCTTCGCAAACTTCTTGCTTATTCCTTTAGTTCCCGTCATCTAATTCACTCCTTAATATATTTAGAAGAGTCTTAGCCTCTTCCATGTTCAGCCTAATGCCTTTGTTAGTCGGTTTATCGTTCTTAAACCAACGAATATCCATAACTTCTATGTTCCAATAGACTCCTCTTTTAACTAAGACTTCTTGTGTTGCGTCTCTAATTACTCTTCCTACTATTGGCATTTCACTCACTTAACCACCCCTGCTTGAATGTATCTAGTTCCTTTCTAGAAGTAAAGTATCTAGGTGTATCTAGTTCATCTAGTCTATTTACTACCCAACAAGCCCCTCCCAAAGAGGATATTTGGACTATTTCGTATTGGCCGTTATTTACCTGTATTACTTCTTTCGTATTTATTTCGGGAACTAAACCATATTTCTTTGTAATTTCTCCTGCAATATCGTGTATGTTCTCAACAACATACTTTATGATATGCGCTCTTTGAATGGGTATCTTTGGTGCAACATCTATCTTTAGAGTCCCTGTCATATTACAGACAATACATTTGTTTCCTTTACAAATAGGACACTTGATTTGCGATTTATGTGGCGCAGGTAATGTTACTGTTATTGCTTTCTTCTTCATTTCTTTTTACTCTCCAAACAATATTTACAGATTCCAAATCTTCT